ACTTCTCAGCCCACACTCTGGCAGCGCTAAAAGGTGGATTCATCCAAACCAACCCCCCCCCCCACTCTTGCGCAAGGCCGTCATCTGCCTGGCTAAACCAACGCTTAGCAGGAATCCAAGGTATGCCCTGAGCAGGTGCTGCTACGTCTATATCAAAAGTTAAGCCCATTAGGTCAAACAGCCATTTAGGCGTGTAATAGTCGTTGCTAGTCATATCTTCATTAACCACATTAAACAGGCTATTTTGCATCCTTGCCCCAACCTGTGCCCCTGAATATGGCACCGATTGACCCATACACCTGGCGCATAGCAAAACCACAGCACATAGGTATGTTTACATCGTGTATGGATCGCTCAAAGTCGCAACGGATATTACAAGCTACGCACTCATACTCATACATCGGCATAAGTAACCAACAGGCATACGCTCATCTTGCTACATACCTTGCATTGTAAAACCTTGACGTTAGGCGGCAGGTTATCGGCCACTATGCGCTCTATCTGAGCTGTTATTTTCTTACAGCTGCGGCACTCAAAGCGTATTGACTGGCTCATCAGCTCAATCTATCTTTACAGGTCTAAAATAGTCTTTATAATTGCTTACCTGTAATTTAATGACTAAATCGGTTTCCTGGGTGTCTTGCCTAGTAAACAAAACAGGCTGTAAAGGTAGTAAATTAAGCGCAGGTAAAAGTAAAAGGCCGTCTATAAACCTGAAACATATTCTATGGTAACTGTCTAAGCTGTCTGTGTAAACTGGTACAGCCGCCATTAACTGCAATTTATTATATGGAAAAATTACAATTTGATTACTTGATGTGTTAAGCCATTTGATCTCTAAATCACCTATGTAATTTTCTCTGCCATTACCGTAAAGCCTATTTATGTGGTAATCGGTAAAGTAAAACTTAGGCGTAGCTGTTAAACTCCACGGCATTACTTTTTCTAAATAAGTTGCTACTTTAAGTTCACGTGTAAAATCGCTGTTTACTTGCCTAATCGGCTGTATTTCTGTTGCCTGTATCATCGGCAACCTTTGCAAAACCATATAACATTTTCAACGGGGTCGCTCTTTTGGTAGCCAAACTGATCTAACTGCGTGACCATAGCGCACTTGTCGCATTGTTCAACCTTGTACTCAGCTGCTAGCTCACCGTCTATAAAGAGTTTGCCCGTCATAGCCTGTAAGTTGATTAGCTCATATTGGTCGCTCATAGTTGTGGCTGCCAACCTGTTGAGGTCTGCATATACCAAACTGGGTCACATTGGCTGGCCTTGCTCTTTTCTATGCAGCTGTAATTGCCCCACTCTTTGCCTGTCTTGGCACTTGTGCCAGTACGCCATACACGCGCCCCGTGTTTACACTCTAGTGTGGTCTGTAATCTAGCCACCTCATTTTTAGCGCTGTCTATGGCTGCAATACCTGTAGGTGTAGTAGCCCATAAATCATCGCTAACAGCTGCTACATCTTTAGCACTTAGCGCCTCTACCTTTTCCATATCCTGGCGCGTACTTCTCGCTATGCCCCCTGGGGTCAGCAAACCGATAACACGGCCATAGGCACTTGTCACCGCGTTTTCTACCCAAAAGTGCAGGTTAACGCCACGATCTGAACGCATCTCAAAGGCATAATCAACAGCGCTAGGTAAGTGATCCTCGTACTCTTTGTAAGCCTCAGCCTTGATAAGTACATAACCTTTTGTTATGTCTATGTCCTCAATAGATGCCACTAACCTAAGGCTTGGATATTCAGCCCTTGCCCTAATAATGCGGGCGTTGACGTCCTCGTAGCCCTCTAAAAAGTTATTCATCGCTTGGCCTCAGCTTCTTTAAGCGCCTTAGCGATATTACGGCCACGTAGGTAACCTTCACCCAGGCCTACTTTGTAGCCCATTTCATAAGCTGCGTAGATAAATAAACCTACAAACAAACACAGCATACCTACTACAATTAAATCTAAACTGTTCATTTTTCGCCCTTTGTTAAGGCCGATAAAGCTACTAACCGAGTAGCCCTCTCAGCGTGTAGTTAAAGTATGACCCTACCCACTGACAAAAGGCAACGCGACACGCCCCTAGTTGGCTAGCCTGTCCTCTAGCATCATCTCGTAAATCTTATCCACACGCGCCTCTATACGATCTACGCGCCCGCGCAGGTTATGCCCGCCGTTGCCGTCATCGCGTAGCTCAGATAGGTAATACTTTACAAGGTGGCGCACAAGCCCAGCCATAAGCCCTGAAAGCGTAGCAATCCCCAACGCTAGCGCTATGTATGCCTGGGCCTGTGACATCCTACTTAGCGCCTATGCCTAGTTGCTTTTCATTGGGTGCAACAGCTTTAAGCAAAGGCCCTATAAGCCCAGCTAAGAAAGCATTAGCCAATACTTTAGGGTCTGAAATCCCGCTGAGATACAGCGCACCCACGCACGATAGAGCTGCACGTAGGTAGGACAGGCCCGCGGCCTTTAATTGCTCTTTCATTTATTCGCTCTTTTCTAGCCCTAATTTAGTTATTAACTCTGCAACCTTTGCAGGGCCAATACTTATCTCAAAGTGCATCGGATCGGGTCTAGTCCACTCCCCGCCCCAGGTAAGGCCATATTTTTTAGCTAAGGCTTTAAGCATAGGTACCTTAGCTACCTCAAAAGTGTTAATAGATTTTAACGGGTGTTTACTTGCATTAAGGTCTATAGCGGTGCCGCTACTGTGGTTGCTCAATTTACCTGGCACATTTCTTACATCTCTGTAACAGTAACCCCAGTCATCTAGCGCCCCGCCCTCTAACGGCTCTATTAGCTCGTTAAACTCTTTAGCAAAGTTAATAAGCAACGGCGCTACCTTTTCGGCGCAACGCAGTTTAAGGCTTGTGCCCTCTACCTTGTAAGCCTTTATGCCTATCTCAGCCTGATCCTTAGATGCAGGCCAGCCGTTGTAGCTAGTCTGCATAGCTGCTAACCATCGCTGTGGAGTGTTCCGCATTTGTGCAATTCCAACGACAAGTTGCCTCATCTAATACCGCTTCCTCGTGGCATTGTGGCGCAATAAAAGCATTTCTGCCTTTATCGTATGTGTAGCCGATACCTGCATAGTTAAATCTTATGTTGTTGTTGTAACTTGTTTTAACCCAAGTGCCGCCAAATGATTCCATAAAAGATTGACCCTCATCTACTGCGTTGTTATCGCCAACAAGTACGCGCAGCACTTTGTTATCTGCATCTATTTCTGCAAAGTGGCTCACGCTGCGTACCTCACAATTACTAATCCGCTACCAGCAGCACCACCAGAAGTTACAGTGCCATAATTACCACTGCCGCCACCGCCGCCGCCAGTATTACTTGTTCCAGCAGTGCCAGCAATTCCTGTTGCACCACCAGCACCGCCACCGCCAGTTGCAGAACCAGCGCCAAGTGCGCCGCCGCCTCCACCACCACCAGCGTAGGAACCGCTAACACCAGTAGTAGTTGCAGATGCCCAATCTGAATAAGCACTAGAGCCAACGCCACCGACCCCGCCAGTACTTGTACCAGTTGCATTAGAACCAGCCGCCGTAGCTCCACCGCCACCACCACCGTTAGATCCGCCACTACTCAATCCAACGCCGCCAACATAACCTTCTGCTGGAGAATAAGAGCCTGAATTACCTCCGCCAGCAGTATTATTTCTATGTGCTCCACCGCCAGAGCCGCCAGCAATTCCGTTCGCCGTATCACCGCTACCACCGCCGCCACCGCCAGAACTTGAAATAGACAATGCACCGCCAATTAAAGATGATGTGCTACCAGTCGTGCCTCTTGCGCCATTGGCACCGCCAGCGCCGCCGCCGCCAATTGTGACTGTATAACCTGTTCCATTAGCGGCAGATTGTGAAGTTAAAACTCTAAAACCGCCAGCACCGCCGCCGCCTCCACCGTTAGATCCGCCGCCGCCTCCACCTGCTGTTACTAAAACATCGCAAGATAAATTAGTAGTTGGCGTAAAAGTACCGCTACCAGTAAAAGTGTGATAATAATATCCACCACTTAAAACAATAGTGCCACCTGTAGCTTTCGGTGCAAATAAATGCCCACTTATTTGTGAAGCCATAATTCCCAACATCGGGCTCATTATGCAATATCTCCAAAGACAATCCAAGAATTAGCAGCTAGTTTTTTACAGGTTGCACCTGAGTTAGCAACACGCAATTTAGGCGTAGCAGATGTAGCACCTGTTGAGATAACTGTTGTTGTTCCTGGAGTTACTGCCCCGATTGTTGGCTGACCTGCACCAGTGATCCAAAATACATTAAACTCTGTACCTACTGCAAAATTGTAAGTAGCATCTGTTGGGATGTTAAATTGTGCTGTGGATGCGTTATTCATACTGAACAAGTTGTACTCATCACCTGCAACAAAAGTATATGCAGCTGTTTTAGCAGTATATGTAGAAGATAGAGATAAAGCTACCGCGCCGCTTGATGCACCGCCTGATAAACCTGATCCCGCAGCTGTAGTAACGGCTGTGATGTCACCTACTGGCGCACCCACCCACGCGCTGCCGCTGTAGTATTCCAAAGCATCGGTGTCTTTAAGGTATGAGTATTGACCTTCTTGCGGTGAGGTAATGGCACTGGCTCTAGCTGCAGATGATGCAAAAACTAAAATACCTTGCATTAGGTAGCCGTTAGTGTCAGCTGCCGTAAGTACCTCGCCAGTCGTAAAGGTCTTAAAACCTAATCCAGCTGCCATAGTCCTAGCTCCTTAATAACTTAATACGCCGCTGTCAAGCAAACCGTATATAGATGAGTTTAATATAAAGCCGTCAATAATTGGCTCTAACGTGGTTAGTGTCGTTTTCCAGCTGTTAGGCGTAATGCTCATAGCCACGCCAAACACCTGCAAAGTCTTAGTAAGGGTTGAGGCCCCAGGTTGATTAGTTGTAATAGTTACAGGATCAAAATAGTCAAGGCTGAGGGCTGCAATTATGCCTAAGTTGTAGTTATCTGTGTAAAGGTTTAGCTCAATAGCATCACAGCGTATAGAGGTTTCAGCCCTGCTAGCAACGTAGGCTAGGGCGTAATTTAGGGCTACGGCATCGGTCTGCATTAGTAAGTTTTGTTGGTTATAGCTATGGGTAAAATACTTAGCAATACTGGCTGCATCGGTAGCAGTTTGTGCTGTGCCACCTGTGCGCGTAATGCTAGCTGAGTTGTAAACTAGGGTATCGTCAAGGCGCCACACCGCATTAAAGTAGCCAATATCTGTGCCGTTATCGTTAAATACTGTAGGTGTCGCCCCTGTACTGCCAGCCGTTACTGATCGGTCTTGAAAGACAAACGAGCCAGCTGCATCTACATACAGGGCGCCATACTCGCTAGTCTCTACAGTTTGCATAGCTGCAAGGCTTGTGCGGGCTGTGCCTGGGTCAGCCTGCATTGTGGTTAGGCCTGCATCTATATCACGCATAGAGGTAGGCCAGCTAATAGCATCTAATAATTGGTTAATACGGGTGCCTGATAGGTCACCTGCGCTAGCTCCTGCCACCGTACTTATTTGCGCGTTTTGTGCCAGTCTAAAAGCATCTACGGCTGTAATCGTGGTATAAACTACGTCATTAGCAGTTTGAGGCGTACTGGTCGTATAGCTGGTAATAAAGCCTGCAAAGATAGGGTATGTAGTTGCCACGTAAGTAGCTGTAATTTGTACTTTACGCATAGGTGTTAAAAGGTTGTAGTAAGGCCCGCTAGAGTTTTGTGGGTTAAAATCTCCGTTTTGGTCAACGATACGCATAGTAAGGGTGCCAGTTTGAAATTGGTCGGCTTGTGGGTTACGCCCGCGCTTTGTCTCTATACGATCTACTTGGTCCGATACGTCCACAATAACGCTAGCGCTGTCTGCCAGGATATTGGTACCTAATATGCCCTGATCCAAAATCATAGCCTGAGCAAAGCTAGGGCCTGTACTAAAGTTAATAACAGCGTTAATTACAGGTATTGTCATATTGCCCCTGCAAAATTAAGATTATTGCCAAACCTGTTATTTTCTTGTACGGCATTTTGTACCACTTCAATAAGGCCGCTAGTTTTATCTATAATAGTTATAGCTGGCGCCCCACCTGCATTACCGTAGCGCTCTTTAGTTGCCTCTAAAGCTGCTGCCGTAGCAGCGGCCACTATTTTACCTAAAATGCCTTCATCTAACGCCTTAGCTGCAGCTGCATTACGCGCATCTATTTCGTCAGCAATAGCATTATTCAAGTCGGCAACCGCATCGGCTACTTCAATAATGGCATCTATTGACTCAGTACCCGTTAAATGTGGCAATTTAGGTATCTTGGTTAAATCAAAACCTGAACCGCCATCGCCAAACTTTCCGCTAGCCTGAGCTACTACCTGTGGGCTTATTTTTACTCCAGCCATAGCCATAAGTAACGCTAAGGCTTGGTTAAGGTTTTCTAAGTTAATTAAATCTTTAGGCTTAAAGCTATTGAGGATATTATTTATATCTGCCAGTTTAAGGGCTTGGCCTTGCAAAGTGCCTAAAATCATTAAATCCTTATTAAGTTTAGCTGCAAGGGCAGTAGCACCCTCAACGTCTTTAGCAGCTATAGCATCCTCTAATTTTAGGATGTCTTGCTTAACGGTTAGGCGTACTAGGTCATTGGCTAGTTGTAATTTTTGTTGATCCGTAGCCGTGGCGCCTAGTTTGTTAATCTCATCTTGCTTAGCCAAAAGGGCTGCCTGTATCTGAATAGCATCTATATTAAATACATCTTGGCCCTTGCCTAAAACTAAGGCAGCCTTATCCAGCGCGGCTTGGTCACGTTTGGCTTTAAGTTGATTCGCTGCACTTTTGGCCTGAGATTTAGCTAAAGCTGCAAGCTCTTTATTTCGCTTGATAGCATCTAGCTCAGCTTTCTTTTTAGCTGCTAAATCTGACTTTTGCGTATCCTGGCTTAACACACTTAGCGCCATATTGCCCGCACCTGTCGGGGCTACTGTTTTGCCGCCTGCTCTGCCACCACTCACAAAATAGCCAGGGCTAAAAGCCTTTTGTGTGGCTGTGCCTGTCAGGGCTGAAACAGCATTACCCACCTGAGTTACAACAGATGCAAAAGCTGAGGCTAGCGTGTCAATCTTGCTAATAAGGCCGTCAACGCCATTACTACCGCTAATTTTAATAATGGCATCTAATAAGGCTGTGCCAATAGTCTCGCTAGCATTAGATGTAGCCACGCTAAGTTTGGCCATTGAACCCGCATAGGAGTCAAGAGCTACACCACCTGCCCCTGCAAAGTTTTGCCGTAGCTTTGTAGTAATCTGCTCAAAATCCATAGCCTTTAACTCGGCTTGTGTTAAGCCTAAATTAAGTTGCTTTAGGCCTTTAGTATTGCCTACATAAGCTTGGCTCAAAATATCTACAGTACTGGCATAGTCCAAACCGCTGCCGCTTGATACGTCAAAAGCAAGCTGCATTAAATCCTGTGCTTTAGTAGCTGAGCCAGTCACTTGCGCTAATTGACCATAGGCGGGCCTTAGTTGATCATCAAGGATAGTCGTTTGCTTTTCCATTGACTTGATAAAACTTTCAGCATCTACTGAGGCATAAGCCAAACCTACGTTTTTAAGGTTTTGAGCTAATATCTTTTGTGCCTTTTGATCGTCAGCTGCAGCTTTCATAGATGCTTTGCCATAAGCCACAAGGGCCTTAGCGCCATAAGCAAGGCCAACAGCGCCCGCTAATTTCTTAGCTGAACCACCTAATTTAGCCAGAGCGCTTTGAGCTTGCTTAAAGCCTTTAGCATCAAACTCGCTACCGATATGAACATTAACGCCTGATTTTTGCACCATTATGCGGCCCTCTTTAATGGCTGCGTATTGGCTCGGTCATAAAACTTAATCTTGGTATTACTAATAGCCTTCATAGCTGCACCTAAGGCTACACCTTGATTAGCGGCCCAGGCGCGATAAAGCATACGGCCCACGCCTTCCCTGCTAAATACAAGCGGCGGTAGATTAGTAATGAATTGTTGACCAGCTTTAGGGTTACTAGATCGGCTATATTTTTTACTAGCCCCGCCAGCCTTAGGCCCAACCCACGGCTGACCTGTTGGGTTTTTGCGCCCTGCGGTTTCGTAAATAGCACCTGCCTGTGAGGCGTTATAAATAGTAGCCATAGCACTAAAACCGTTTTTATTAGGTTTACTAGGGCCAGTACTTAGCCCAATACCTTTAGTAATAGTGCTTTGCTCATAAAATGGGAATCTAGCTTCACTAAATGAGCGTGCAGCCCAACCGCTCATAGGTGACATAGACGGTGCAAAGCCACGGGCCTGAATAACTACAGGCATTAAAGCTGCGCGTAATTCTAGGCGTAGCTCCTTTTCTAAATCAGGTGCAAAACGGCGTAATGCTTTACGTAGATCGTTATTACCTCTTATTTCTACGTTGGGCATTTTGCATCTCCTTAGCTTTATCGTTTATAACTTTGAGCATATTCTTAAACAAAACATCATCAAGGTCTAATAAATACTGGGGCGCGATTCCCGTCTCTACGGCTAGCTGGGCTACCAGGTAACCAAAACTACCGCGCCCCACTATTGCGAAGGGTCATCATCCAACACCTCAACCTTAGCTAAGGTATCTAAAAACTCTGGCCCAAACATCGGTACGGTTTGCCCGCTTGTGCGTAAACACTCCCAGGCTAGCCAATACACATCGCTTTGCTTTTCATCATCTCTAAAGGCTTTATGAAAACCTTTCTTTGCGTATAACTCAAAAGCATACTCAATACGCGGCGTAATCTGATGATCCGATACGCTGCCGTCTGCCCTTGTTATTTTAAGTTTTGCCATTGTGTTAGCCCCTTTTCTTTATTATCAGCTTGTAGAAATTACAATAACTGAGTTACAGGTAAAGGTAATTGACTGTGTGGCAATTTCGGCTACTGCGCCGTTAATGTCTGTAGTGTTATTTACCAATACTGTAGTGCTGTATAGCGGATTAGTTGCAGAGGTAGCAGCGTTTGTTTGCTTAAGTGTCAGGGCTACGGTTGTACCCCAGGCAGCTTGCAAAGTAGCGTTTACGTTTGATGCAGCTGTATCGCTTAAAAAGTCAAGCGTAATAGTGCTGGCCTCTAAACCTTTAACAAACTTGTGGGCTGTATCGCCCATAGCTGTTACTTCTAGCTCGTCAAAGCTGCGGTTAATAGTTGCACTTGTTACGTGATCGGATAGGGCAACACTATTAAGCGTGACCACTACCCCGTTAGATAAATAAATAGCCATAGCTTATGCCTCGTCCTTTTCTGTGATTGTCTCTTTTGGTTTAGTCTCTTTAATCTCTACTGGCAGCTCTTGGCCAATTTTGATTAAAAATGCTTTTTCTTCATCTGTAAGTGCCATTGTTTAGCTCCAGCTCGTTAGTACGGATATTTGTAAATCGGCGGTTAAATAATCACCTGAGGCAACGCTTAGTACGCTAGGGGCGCTTACGCTAGTAACATTAAATACGATTGCGCTAGCAGCTAGCTTGGCAAAGACGGCTACTATTGTGTCCTCTATGCCTATTAGGTTAGCCTCATTAGAAAACATAGGCACGGTCATAATAATCTTAAAATTAGCCATAGGCGAAATAGTGGCGTATGAATTATTATTGGGCGTGATATATGGATCTGCGGGCGCAACCACTACGCTGCTACTTTGCATTGTGCTGGGCGGATAGTTAAATACTGTCCACACTCCGACATTAGCCAGGGCTGCGGCTATCGTGCTGCGTAGGGTAGTTATTGCTACGGCCATTATCCCACCATAGCGCTAGGGCTAAGGTAAGGCGCTAGCAAACCTCGTACAGATGCCATAAGCGTATTGCTCATTTTAAATGGGCTAGGGCTGTAGCCGTCCACGCTAGTACCGCCGTTTTGTGTACTAAACCTAGATGTCCATATATTCTCAGCTAGCATTAGCGCTGCAGCGTTGATAGCTGGCGTATTGGCGTAGGTAGCGGTTTTTGTATCGTCACCTGTCATAGTGCCGTAAGGCAATACGCGCCTAAAGTTTTGATCTGCCGCTACTTTTGCATATTGGATAAAGCTATAGCCCTGTGGGAATTGCCAATAATTAAGCTGCATATTAAACGCTGGCAGGATATTACTTGTGCCTGTGCTAAAAGGTATTGTGCCTGTAATTGTGTACGTACCGTTAAAGGTTGAACCAGCCCCAGCAACGGTTACCGATTGGCCCGTGGTAAAGATGCCAGGGTTGGCAACCATAACGGTAGCGACATTAGACACCAACGCGGTACCTACTACGGGCGCGTTATCAAACCACAAAAAGCCGTTTATTAAATCTTGTGCGGTTTGGCAGGTGTCCTCTATCCAGGTATAAGAATCATAAAGAGTACCAACGCCTAAAGATGCCTTTAGTGTTGCAGCTGTTACGTATGTAGCGGCCATTTTTATACTCCTTACTTACTTAGGTTTGGTAAGCCTCAAAGGGCTAAGAGGCCTACCAAACTATTAGTGGGTTTTTTTAGGTAAAGTTAAAGCGGATAATACCCTTAGGCATTTTTGCAATAGTTGCCATATAACCATAGATAGCAACCTGCACCTGAAGGTTAGATACAACATTTACAGACATATAAGCCTGTGGTGATTGGTACACAGTAAAAGCCTCAGGTGCAAGGATAATCGCTGAATCATCCACAGTTGTAGAAGCCGCAAAGTTCTTATCAACGTATAGATCAAGACCTAGTACGTTGCCACGAATTGAGCCAGGCTGTGTAAGCCCGCCCGCGTTCATTGGCTGACTTGATGAATAGATAGGGCGCCCTGTTGAGTCAACTGCACCCATTAGTAGCTGCCATTGTGAACCGTTAGCAATATAGTTATTAGCAAAGTAGCCAGTAGCTTCATAAACAAGACGTGCTGCCTCTGATGCGTAACCAATAATGCCTGCTGATGTAGCAGCCTGTGCTGTTGTTGCAACAGTACCCGCTGTAATAAGTGCAGCGTTAACTGTTGTATCAAGAGTCTTTAGGTAAGCATTTTGTAGCTGATTAGTTAGCTCAGCATAAAAATTAGGGTCTGAGCGCTCTAGCAATTCAATGCTAATAGTGTTCATACCTGAGTACTTAGATACTGTACCTGAAAGGTATTCAGTAACCATACCTGTGTTTTGTACTGCGCCAGCCTCAGCTTCAACAGTTACAACAGGTGCTACGCCTGATTGGCCGCCTGCGCTTGTAACAAGAGATGGCACGTTAATAGTCATACCGTTAGTTGGCAAAACTCCACGCGAACACGCATCAATAGACGGTGTGCCAAAACGTGTATTAGTTGGGAACTCTGATAGGTACTGAGTTGGGTTAAATGCTGGGTTAGTTGAAAATGAGTCATCGGCAGCTGTTACATATAGCTTGGAATCATCGTTGCCTAAAGCAGCTTTGATTTTATGCTCTGTGTATGTTGACATACTTACGATTGGTGTACGTACGCGCTGTGAGTTAAGTGCGCTTGGTAGGATGATTTTACGAGCTGCCTCTACTGTAGGTGCAGCCTGCTCTGTGGCATCTACTGCCTCAGGTGCGGATTGATCGGGGGCTGTAGTCACAGCGGCCTCGCTTTCGGTTTCGGTTTCGGTTGTGGTTGTGTTTATTACCGTATTGGTAGTTGTAACTTTTGTACTTTGTGACATAGCAGCATCCACAGGCATATCGCCTGCAGCGGCAGCAATTTTTTGCACCGCAGCGCTGGCAAAGGCAGCGCTCTCAACAAGTGACACCTCGCGTAAGGTGGCAGCGGTGACCAGGAGATAATCTTTTTTAGGCTCTGATGCGGTAACTTCCACACCAACGGATAAGCCGTCCATAAGTTGCTCCTGGGCTAGCAAAATCGCATCGCTGCCCCGTGATGAGGCACTTACCTTAAAACTTGCATATAAACCGTCTTTAGCTGATGTAATACTCTGCATACGTCCTACTGGCTTTGAGTTATCGTGCGACATTAAAAGTTTTACTCGGCTTGGCTCAGGTGCGCTAATTGAACCCTCAGCAAAAACTACTTTACCCGCGCTTGTATAGCCAACCTCGCCATACGGTGCAATTTTGCCTGAGATAGTGCGGCGGTCTCCACTATCTACTGCCTCTATATTGCCACTAAAGGTTAATATCATTAGTGCCGTTCCCTTCATTAAGGCCCATTGGGCTTAGCTGTTCCATACTCTGAGCTTGCTGTAGATCAATTAAACCCAGGTTAAGCATCTTTTCTATTGCATCTAAACGCGCTGCAGTATCGGCACGTAAAAAAGTTTCATCTAGTGCAAAGCGCACTACGTTACCGTGCGCCGTAATATCATCCATAGATAAACGGTTTTCAATAGCGCTAATAAATGGCTGTAATGAATATGCTACAAACTCCTTGCGCCCGTCCAAGATATTTTGGTACGTCATTGAGTTATTCATATCTGCACTTATGTAATATGCAGGTACGTTCATTAAACGCGCTATCTGTGTAGCTAAATACTGGCTAGCCTCGTTGTACATCATATCTTTAGGGCTAAAGCCAACCTGTTGATAATCTAAAGTACTTGTTAAATATGCTGTACTGCGTGAGGCACGTGCAGCTTTCCACGCAGCCAGCAAACCGCTTATCTGTGCCTCAGGTAAATCTGCACCGCTGTTTTTAATAAATCCTGTAGGCATTGGTGTAGCAGCTGCAACACTTGCGGCCTTTTCTAAATCTATTGCGGCTTGTATTGTGCGGGCGCCAGTTTCTAATACGCCAGGTAGCAAAGATTGAAAAGTAACTAACGATCCAATACCCGCCATAGGTGCGCGTTCACCATTAACAGAATAATACTCAACCTCATCGCCATACTTGTTAGTTGTAACAGTTACGCGAGTATTGGCTATCCACTCAAAACCGCTAGGGCGCCCGTCATCGGCGTACAAACTTGTAACCCGCCAGTAAGCAACGCCATAAAATAAAAGTGAATCAACAGTATAAGCAATAGTTACGCTACGTGGTTGGCGCATATCGGGTTGGTCAAGCCATAGCGGGCTTTCCATTTCTACACCTGTAGATTTTTTGTATAGCTCTAAATCAATACTTGATATAACGCCTGCAATTAAATTACGGCAACGATTGACAGCTGGCACTTGCAGGGCAGTAAAGCGATCCATAAAGGGGGCGCCGTTGCCACTTGCATACAGGCCGCCATAGCTATATACACCTACGCCGTAACCTTGTGACATAACGGCAGGGGCTAGCTGGGCGTTTACATTTTTTTTAGTAATGCCTAAAGTTTGCAATAGACCCATAGGGCGCATTGTAGGTTATCCACAGGTAAAAAGTTATCCACAGCCCTCGGCGTGTCTAAACGTACACTTTAGCCTCAGATACAGGCTGTGCTAAAACGTGAATTACCATAGCTAGGCCAATAGGTATATCTACGGCCCCTGCAGATTTACGACGCACAATGCGCCAGCTGCTATCGTTTGTTTTAGCTGCGCAGTTACTCATCTGTTGTACAAGCTGATCCTGGCCCGAGTGTCGTAACCTGTCGTTAGTTAAAGCATCGTGGAAGTCTGAACAGGCTGTATAAAAGCTCTGCCCTGAGACATCGCGGGTCTGAACCCCTGACATCTGCAAACGCTGGGCTATGGATGCTGTGGTGTACTTGTCATAGCAAACTACCCTGGGGTAATACATATCGCACCATTTTTTAACACTTGCAGCTATGATTAGCTCATCTACTGCCACTTGTGAGCTGTAGGTTTCAAGGACTGCTACACCTATCTTGCCTGAGGGCAATACTTGGCCCATTACTAAACTTGCATCGCGTCTGCTCGGGCTAACGTCAAAAGCAAAAACAGTTAAAGGCCCAGGTGCCATTTTTAGGGTTATATCGCTGGCATCCTCAACGCTGCCGTGGGGCCACGGTGATTGTAGGCTATCTATCCACTGGCATAACGTCTCTGTCCTAAATTGCTCTGTACTTTGTGTAGTAAGCGCCTCTTGTATTGAAGCTTCAGTAATTAAAACACCTAGGGCAGGATTGGCCATAGCCCAGGCTTTACGATCTGTAAGGGCTGCAAACTGCGGGGCGCTGTACTCGTAATAGCCCATAGACTCGGGCGGGTGACTGAGGCAGCGCTCTCGTAAATCGTTAAGCGTATTGCTAAAAGCATCACCTGAGTTACTAGCCAGTAGGGTTTGCGCGTTAGGCCTAGCGCGCGTAACAGGCAGGGCCGCGCTGTAAGCCAGCTCGTCCACCTCGCGCAGCTCATCTATAAATAAAAAATCTGCCGTAGCACCTCGGGCGCTATCTCTAGTAGCTGCCTTAACATCTAACCTAGCACCGCTTTTTAAAATAATAGCCTCAGCGCCGTTAGTGTACTTAACCTGTTTGAGCTGAGCGCGCAGCTGGGGTGCTGCTTCTATTGCTTCTACTATCTCGCGAAAGGTAGTTAAGGCCATAGCTCTAGCACTAGAGATAATGACGTGGTTGCGCTCGTTGAATAAGAATAAGCCGCCTAGTACACGCATCCGCGCTAAGTGGCTTTTACCGTTTTGCCTGGCGCATAAAACTAGCGCAGTTTTGCGTATGAATTGCTTATTTTTATCTATTGTTAGTAGATCGTCTAACACATAGCGTTGCCAGCTCAATAAAGGCAGGCCTATATCCTCGGCAAGCTGCGCAACCTCGCCACCTCTAGTTAATCCTTTTAATGGTGTGTTTTCTAGGCGTGGCCTTGTTGCCCCAGTTCTTGGCTGGTTAGGTTTACTAGCCATTAGGTTTTATCTTGGCTTTCTTGGCCCATACAGGGGCCTTGTAAGGCCCGTACGGCTGTCCTCGGGGATAAAAGGTCAGAAAAGACAGGGGGGGTCGCCTTGTGGCTAAAAAAACGGCCACCTTTAGAGCTG